GGAAACAAATATATCCTTGATCGACTTCAAGCCGCCAGTAAAGCGGTCAACCATGTTGTCCACGGCCTTGCCGATGCCATCCACGACAAACCCCTGCATGGTGCTAGCGTAGCTTTGCGCTGCTTGCTCGGCTGCGGTAAGCGCACGCGTAAGCTCGTCAACGCCTGCGGCTGCGCCTTTTGCTTTTCCGCCTAATTTATCTATTGCTGAAGCGGCATCCATTGCGGCCTTCAGCTTTGCTATTGCGGCACGAATTTCAGCAACACTTTTAAGGGGAGAACCTGCAAGCGCTAAAAGAGCGTCACCAGCTAACGAAGCGTTGTCGGCAGAGTTGCGCAAAGAATCGGCAGTATCGCGCAGACCCGACACAAGTTCAGAACCATCAAAGTCAGCAATAGATTGAATGCTGTTTCCAAGTTCGTTTACAACCCGACCTATGCTGGCATTACCGATTGCATCAATAGCAATTCCCGGGATGCTATTTATTCCTTCGATAAGAAAATTTAAAGCATCAATTGACTTTTGCACAAGTCCCTCAACCTTTTCGAGGACAAAATTGACTGCATTAACAACCCCAGAACCAATAATATTTGGAAGATTTGAAAACAAAGTTCCAATTGCTTTAGTTGCAAAATCAAAAGCAATAACAGCATTTTTTGGTATTGAAATAATTGCTTCAACAGAATTAGCTGCAAGATCAAAAAAAGATGCTTTTACATCTAATGAAAATGAATTTACTTTTGACAATACGCCGTTAAAAGCAAGTGTAATGCGGCCCATAACTTCATTAACAATATTAGAAAGAAATCCTAAAGCAGTTCCAAAGCCGCCTGTGGCCAAGACAAGGCGTGAAAACATGCCAACCAAAACGCCAGCGCCCACAACTAACGCGCCAATTCCAGTTGTAATCAAAGCTCCTCGCAAAACTACCAGTGACCCGCTAAGCAATCCGGTCGCGCCCCGCGCCACCGCAAGTGCAGCGACATAGCGAACGCCAAACGCAACGGCGGCAACAGAGACCACACCTGCCAACAAATCAAGGTTGCTAGATAGCAAGATGATGACGTTTGCAAGTGCGCTGCTTGCGCCTAGAAAGGAATCAGCCTGCCCGACAAGCAGCGTGAAACTTGTGCTTAGGACGGTCAGCGCTTGTGATACCGTTGGCACCGTGTTGCCAAATGCAGCCTCTAGCGCCTCAGACGATGACAGAATTGCGTTGAAAAACTCGCGGCTGGAAACCTCCCCGGCGATGACCATGTTGCGAAGCTGGCCAACAGACCCCGCTGCGCCCTCAATGGCGTTGGCTGCGGCCTGTGCGATTGGAAATGCGCCCTCAAGGATGCTGTTGAATTCTTCGGCTCGTACGGTGCCGCCAGACATAGCTTGCGAAAGCTGAAGCAAAGCGCCAGACGCTTGCGCCGCGCTGCCGCCTTGTTGCGCCAATGCAAGGCCAACATTTTCTGTAAATCGCAAAACTTGTTGCTGCGATGCGCCCAAGTCTTTTGCCGCTATGCTAATCCGTTGATAGAGCTGTGCCGTGGCCTCAAGTGGCGACCTAGTGCGCTTTGAAATCTCGCCGATTTGATTAATTTTTGCCGCAACGTCGTCAGCCTCAAAGCCTAGGACCCGCATACTGTTGGCCATGCTTGCATATGCCTGCGAAGCCGAACTGACGGCCCTTGCCGCGGCAAAGGCTCCGCCAAACAAAGCCAACGCGCGCGTTGCCGATACAATAGCGCCATTCATTGCCTTGGATGTCTTGCCAAAGCTCTTAACGTCACGCTCGCCACGCTTTAGAGCAGAAGTGTCAAGACCAATCACAAGGTTTGCAAAGTCTGCCATGTTTTAATCCTTGAAATGTTTGCGGCCCACCGGTCAGGGCGGTCCGTTTATTGTGCAGACTTGCGGTCGGCTGGCGGTATTGAAAACGGGCTTGTGCCTTCGTTCATGCCAGACGCAAACGCCTCTGACATTTTGCGCAACAGATTGGCCTCCCAAGGCTCAATGTCAGTCATTGATCACTTGCTCAATTGGCGGAATTGCAAACACGCTTTCACCATCTCGCCGGGCTTTTACAAAGGCTTTCGACATTTGCATAATACCACGAAATTCCCACGGGTCCGACAGGTTTTGCGTAGCCTGGGCATATGCCCAAACTTCAGACCATGATACAGGAATTTCCGCGCCCATGCCAGCCGTTGCGCTGGGTCCAACTTCAAAAAGCGCATCAAGCAAATACTGGCCTTCATTGACAGGCACCATAGGCACCTGCCGCTTTTGCGCGATCAGCTTTTCAACGCGGGTTTCGGTCCAGTGATCGGGCTTGCTATTAAGATGCCCGATCTGTGCCGCCGCAAGTTCAAGCTGACTTAGGCGTTTCCCAAAAAATTGGAACGCTTTGTGGCGTGATTAGCGACCTGCTCAACAAACGAACGCTCGCCCTCAACGCCGTTGATTAGCTGCAAGTTTAGGAACCATTCTACGTCCGCTGGTGCCTTTGCAGGCTTGTCGCCGCGATTGATATTCTTAAACCCGATCACAAGCGGGATTGCTGTCTCAACAAGGCGCTGGTGCATATCCTCTAGGGATGCTTCGTCATCGCCGCTGTCTTTGCCGTCTTTTTTATCCTGCGCCATTTTCAACTTGCGGATTTTGGCAAGCGCTGCCTGCGCCTCACGGCTTTCAGTTCCACGAACAACCACGATGCAAGGCTTGTCGCCGTCAAAGATTGGCTCTGCCGTTGCTGGGTTTTGCAGGTGAAGGTCGCGGCCCTGTTCTGCGGCTGCGCGGCTGTCAAATTTGGTGAAGTCCACTTGTCTATCCTATGTGGCTTGTGTGGCTTAATGGGCAGGGACGACAAGCCACAAGCCGCCCCTGCCCTACTGTCGCTCGACAGATTACGCTGTGACGGTTCCGCGAACAACTGCGCTGTTGCCACGGATCACAAAGGTTTCGCCCTTGTATTCAGAAGACGAACGCGCCCGGTCGCGGACGTTTGCGACAACGCCCATAAAGAACGCCAACTTGCCGTCAGCGTCTTCGATCTTGAACGACTGCGCGGTGTTGGTGCCAGCGGATGCACGGACTAGAATCTGGCCCGCGTCATCACTGATAAAGCCGTAGCTGACAGCAATTTCGCCCAGATCAGACGAACCGTTCACATGCTCAACGCGCCCGATCAACGTATCAATTGTGATGTCGTTTTGCGTGTCACCGACTTCGCCAACATCGACGATGCCTTTGATTTCGACGTGAGTCTGTGCTTTGTATCCGGTCTCATCAAAAGTTGCAGGAGAACCCGCGACCATTGAGACCTTCGAGCCAATATAAGACGTGCTCATTTCTTTGCCCTTTCGGCTGTGTGGCCTTGGCCACGGTTAAGTTTTGCGCCTGCTTTTGGCCATCGGCCAGCCCAGCAAGCAAGGCACTCATGCAGAGGCTTCGTATTCCGCGCGCACCGGAACGCGCCAATCTGACCCGTCTTTAAAGCCCTGCAAAACTGAAGGAGGATGGATGATAACAACCACCCCACCGCCAGACACATTTAGGCGCAAGCCCATTGGATAGCGTGCCGCCTGCGGTTTGTCCGTCACTGCGTCATTTGTAATTCTTGGTGTGTATTACTTTTTCACGATAGGCTCCGATACTCTATGTAAATGGGTGTTTCCCAACGCTGCCCCTCTTCGCGACCGCTGCGAATGGTGGTGCCAACGATTGTGACCTTTGTCCCGTTGGCTTCCAGAATTTGCGCCCGCGTGAAATAATCAGAAATTGCACCGGCCTGCTTGCGGGTGACAATGTCGTAACCGTCCAGCGTAGAAACCAAGTTAACAATCAAAAAGCCTTGGCGCGTGTAAACTTGATCCGACAAGCCCAGCGGCACGTCATCGTTTCGCAAGTGCTGTATGGTCAGGTGTTCGCCTGCGGGCTTGTCCCCGCCCTTGCGTGGCCATATCGCCGTGTAACCAAGCCCGGCAATCATAACCTCGGCCTGCACATTTAGCGCCTGCGTGATATTGCTATCAATGTCACTCATTGCCTGCGAATCTCCAAACCAATTTGCTTAACAACCGCCGAAAACTCTTGAACAGTTAGCGTAACCATGCCTTGTGGGGCTTGCCGGGAAAATCCGCCAACAGTTTTTGGCCCTTCGCCATAACCGCCCTCTTCAAGCCTGCGGATGTACGGCAGATTGTTGGCAAGATAAATTGTGTCACCCGCCTTAAAACCTGCGCTTTTTGCCGTTGCTTGGGATACTGTGGCTTTGCCGCTTTTGTCGTCAATTTCGACCGTACCAGCCGCAGGCGTTCCGATGGAAACTTGCCAATTTGAACGCGCCCGCCCGGTGTCAACCGGCGTTTTGTAAATTATGCGCGCGAATAGCTCCAAAGCAACTTTGCGGACAATCTGGTCCATCTTGTCAGCCGTCTTGCGCTGAAACTTGTTTATGTCGTCCTCAAAGCTACCCACGACACACCATGTCATAAAGCGCGGTCTGCCCGCCCGACGCCACGCGCCCAAGAATTTTGATTGTCAGTGTGCCACGGTCGCAAATTATTAGGTCGTTAAGCGTGACCTCAATTGATGCAGGCTCAACAATAACTTGATAATCACCCGCTTGAATGTTGGTGCCGTCGATGCGCCGTTCCGCCACTTCAAAGACCGCCATGCGCACAGACACCGGCGCAGGTGTAACGCCCGCAGTGCCGCCTGTTGGGTCTGAAGGC